CAGGGTCTGCTCAGCGCTGTCGCAGAAGATGTACTGGATCTCGCCCCAGCAGGCAAAGACCGCGATGCAGAAATCGATGAGCTTGTCGGCCAGAAAGTCGGCATCCTGCGCCACCGGGTCGATGCGCTGGGACGCCAGCCCCACAACGCCGGACCAGCCCGGGAGAATGGCCGTCGCCACAAAAGCGTGCTTCGAGCCATTGCCGCCAAAGTCCACGCCAATGCGGATCCGCCACGGGTGCAGCTGCTTCTCGGCGGGCCAGAAAAAACGCCCATCCCCGGCGGCAAGGCTGTCGGCCAGCAGGCGGTAGATGACGCCGTTGGCTGCCATCCACTGCCCGAGGATGAAGCGGTTATAGTAGACGGTGCCGGTATACTCTTTTTTCAGGTCGGCCACGAACTGGGCCGGGAGAGTCGGATTGTCGTCGATGGTGTAGGCCTGACAATAGATGTCGGCATCGCTGTCGAGGAATTTCTTGAACCAGTGGGAGGGGCTTTCCGGGTTGCAGGTGCCGTCGAAATGACTGTGCGGACAGGAGAGGCGGCTCTTGAGCATCTGGAACACGCCCTCGTCCCAGGTGGTGATCTCGTCGCCATAGGCGAACTCGAAGGCTGCGCCCTGGATGCGGGCAATGTGCTTTTTATTGTCGGCACCGAGGACATAGACTTTGCGGCCGAAGAGCTGCACGATGTTTCCGGAGGCAGAGGTGCGGACGACGCCCACCAGCTCCGGCCCCCAGAGACCGCGCATAGGCTCCAGCACGTTGCGTTCCAGTGTGCCGAGGGTATTGCCCAACATAACCAGCAGGCCCTCGCCCCGGGCCGCGCAAATCCGCTTCGGAATGGTCACGGCGCAGTCAAGATAGGTCTTTCCGGAGCGGGTGGCTCCGGTCTTAACATTCCACCGGTGGGAACAGTTGCGCAGGTACTCCTGCTGAAACTCAGTCAATGGCACTGTCTACACCTCCCAGCAGCTCCTTCGCCTTCGCCAGAGCATCTGCGGCGGGGTCTTTCTCGGAAGTGTCTTTGTACATCCCGAGGTGTTTGCCCAGCAGGTCGAGCGCGCGGAGCTTGTCGGCCAGCTTCACTTCCTGCTCAAGCCCATCCTCGCCGAACGTCTTGACCTTGACTGACTGCACAGCGGCAAGGTCATCGTGGCTGGCATCGGATTTGAGAGAGGCGGTCTTGGGGTCGATGAGGTCAGCGGCGTTGACGAAGGCAATCTTTGCCAGCTCGCGCACCACCCGGTCAGTAGATACACCGGTGCGGCGACTCTGCTCAGCCTGAAGCTGGGCGATGAGCTTCTGAACTCCAACATTTTCCAACAATCGCGGCCCCACGGTCTTGGCACTTGCTGGGGAATATCCGGCGCGGATGGCCGCTTGGGTCGCATTCAAATCGACCATGTATTCTTCGCAGAATCGTGCCTGCTTGTCGGTCATCCTCACCACCTCTCCTGCACAAAAATGGAGCAGCCGGGAGGGTGCGGCCCTCCGTCCGTCTGGTCACGCCAGCGCTCTTGCGGCTGAGCTACGGCTGCATAAAAAATCCCCGCACATTTCTGTGCAGGGAAGAAAATCTTTGAAGCAGCCTCAGAAAGCTCAAGAAGGAGAAAAATGCCTGTCAAGCAGTAAAAAGTCCAAAGGAGCAATTCATCATGATGGAGGAAAAGTTTCGGAGGCTGCGTGTATCGGTGGGTCTTTCCGGCTCTGCCGATGGTATCATTTTACACCGGAAGAGAGTGAACGCACAATGAACGGATACTGCACAGTTTCAGAGTTTCAGGTGTTCAATGGCCCGGCGGCGCAGGGCGAAAATGCCACGGGAAGTGAAATTCATGTCTGCGGCTACCTGCTCCCATTTCAGGCAGTCCAGATAGTATTTGCGAAGAGCGCAGTATTCGGCGGAGTCCAGCTGCACAAGCACGGCATCGATCTCCGCAAACAGAGCATTACAGACGGCCAGCTGTGCGTAGGCACGGCGTTCGGCTTCTTCTTCACGCTCCACTGCCCGGGCGAGGCTCTGCCCATCCTTGCTGCCGCCCGGCGCAGCGCTGAGGTTCTGGGTGATGTGCCGGGTGGCTTCCTGCGCCTCTGCCAGCCGGTAGGAGAGCCGCTGGTAGAGCTTTTCGGCTTCCCGATAGCGGGAGAGCCAGCTTATCTTTTCCTCGTAGGTCATGCCAGCTCCTCCACCTGCACGAACACGCCGCAGATGTCGGCCCAGAACTTCTCGACGATCTCGCTGCACACCTGGGCGTCGTCGTGCCAGAAGTGCAGGCGGGTCATCTCGTCCTTGAGGGCTTTTTCCAGATTGTCAGTGTCGGGCTTGGAAGTGCGCCAGCTGCCGTCCGGACGGCCCTCGGCGGGGAACATCCACTTGACCAGCAGACGCACCGGACGGCCCGCCGGGATGGGCTTCTCAGGGGCGTGGGGCGCAAGGTAGGCGTGGAGCTTGGCACGGGCGGCTTTCAGTTCAGAGCTGTCATGCAGCACGGCGCAGGGCTTGCCGCCCTTCATGTAGGCATGAAGCTCTTTGGCGTTATGGGTAGTGGTGGGCGGACGCATAGGGATAAAAAACTGTGTGGTCATTTCGTACCTCGTTTTCTTTTTTTGTATCAGCGGCCAACGTGATGGGGAGGGTCCCCGGAGGATGGGGGCTGTGGTCGCCCCATCCTCTGGGATACCCCATCACACATTGCAGTGCAGTCATGCTATTATATATAGGCTATTTTGCACTGCAAATGTTGCAGTCATAGCGGCTATTTCTGCAATTTTGCAGTTTTTGCTGTCGTGCAAAATAGCGGCTATTTCTGCATTTTTACAACAAGATGTAATTACAAATATAACAGGGCGTTTAACCTTTGCTGCCGGGCTCCTTGCGGCCAACCTTCTCGCCGTCGATCCAGAAGCGCCCGTCTTCTTTCAGACGGTTCTTGACGGTGCGGGGCTTCAGATCCATATACTCGCCGAGGCTGTAGACGGTGACCTCACCGTCCATCATGCAGGCTTCAAAAGCGGTGTCCAGCTCAGCCTTCCTATCCTTGGACTGCTTGGCCTTGTCACCCCAGCGGCGGCTCGCGCCCTTTGCGCCCAGTGTGCGGAAGTCGCTGTCCGGCTGCAGATCTTCCAGAAGCCCGCTGTCCAGCTTATGCACCGGATAGTCAAACCAGAGGTTCACCGGGGCAAAGCTTGCAAACTCGCGGAGGGTGCCTTCGATGCGCCAGGCAGTCATGCTGTCGGCTTTCTTCTGAGCCGCAGCCACTTCGGCGTCGATGGCCCGCAGGTCGGCGAGGCCAAGCTTTTCTTTGGCGATGGTGAGCATCCGGCTCTTGCTGAGGGCGTCATCCGGGCCGTAGGCGTCGGCATGGCCGCGCTTATCCAGCATCGCTTTGATGACCCGGCAGGCGGCCTTGTTGTGCAGCTGCTCCCGGATGGCGTCGGTGATGGTCAGCTCAGTCATGTCCAGCATGGCATCCGGGTCGCGGGCAAACACGCCGGAGCCGGATGCTCTGTCCATGCTGCGCTTGCCGCCCTGCGCACCCTTGGAATGATGGTGGCAGTAGATGACGGCGCAGTCCAGCGCGCGGCAGACCACATCGAACTGGTTGCAGAATTTCGCCATCTGGTCGGCGCTGTTCTCGTCGCCGGTGATGACCTTGTAGATGGGGTCGAGGATGACGGCAGTGTAGCCCTTTTTGCCTGCCCGGCGGATGAGCTTGGGGGCAAGCTTGTCCATCGGGACAGATGCGCCGCGCAGGTTCCAGATGTCAATGTTCCGCAGATTGTCCGGCGCAAGGCCCATCGCGGTATAGACGTCCTTGAAGCGGTGCAGGCAGGACGGCCTATCAAGTTCCAGATTGATATAAAGTACACGCCCCTGCGCACAGGAGAAGCGGCCCAGCCACGTCTTGCCCTCGGCGATGGCGATGCACAGCTCGATGAGGGCGAAGCTCTTGCCCGCCTTGGAGGGGCCTGCCAGCAGCATCTTGTGGCCCTGGCGCAGTACGCCGGAGATGAGGGCATCGGCCAGCGGGGGCAGGTCGTCCCAGTCGTCGGCCAGACATTCGGTGTCGGGCAGGTCATCGGTGCAGGCCTCCACCCAGTCGCACCAGTCCTCCCAGCAGCTTTTGCCGACATTCGTTTCAAGCAGAGCCTGTTTCTGCCCCGCCCGCAGGATGCCGGGCATCCGGGAGAGGCGGGAAGGGTTGCGGTTCTGCTGGTCGAGGGTCAGACCGTTCTTCTGGCAGGTGGCGTAGAGGTAATCGACCCGCTTGCGGTACTCAGCATAATCCGGCGCGTTGACCCGGACGATGGCGTGGATGCTCTTGCCGCCGGAGTAGACCAGCGCGGCGCAGGGCAGCTCCATCTGGTGGATAGCGGCCAGCTGCTTGCCGGGCTCCATGTTGTCGCACTCCACGAGGGCGTAGCGGTAGCTGGTGACATTGGCATCCTTCCGGCCTGTGCCGTCCACCGGGTTGAAGCAGATCCATGCACCGATTTCCGGGTCGCAGTCGCCCATGACCTTGCCGACGTCGCCGCCGCAGGCGTCCAGCTCTTCGATGAGCTGCCCGGCAGTTCTGTCCCAGCAGCCTTTCGCCGGGCGTCGGCGGTCGGCGGCCATGAAGCTCTCGGTGACATAGGCCACATACTCGTCCGGCTCGAAGAGGGCCTGCAGGTAGCGTTTGAGTTGCTGGGCAGGCTCCCATGTGTCGGGAAGGTGAAGCTCCTGCTCTTCGACCCAGCGGGGGTCTACCAGTGCGGGCTGCTGCGGGCCGACGGTCAGCTCATCGCCCCAGTCCAGCGCATGGCCTGCAGGGCCGGACCAGCCGTGCTCATAGGCCAGCTGGAAGATGCTGCTCTGGGTGACGGGCTTCGAGCTGCCGTGGAAACTCTCCCATTTTTTGATGCACTCGCCCTTGTGATACCGCCCGCCGTCCCGGGCGCTCCACTGCTCCCACACGGCGACGGGCAGACCGGCTTCTTTCAGGCCCATGCCCACCATGAGCCATTCTTCATAGGTCAGGGCGGACGGGGAGACGAAGTCCAGCGCTTCTTTGATGTCATCTTCATGTTCCATTCGCATTACCATATAAACATATCATCTGCGATGACCGGCTCAGCAGACGGGATATAGTTCTTGGGGTCAACGCCCTTCGGCGCGCCCCGCCAGCCGCCGGCGGCAATGCGGTCTATCATGTGCCGTGCGGCCTCGAAGCTCCACGTGCCGACGTGCTGGAAGCCGTATTTCTCCAGGCAGCGTATCTGCTTTGGGGTGGTCAGGCCCTCGTCCCGGCGCTTGCTGAGACGATCGAGCAGGAGAGACGCTTTGCCCGCAGACTCCACGGCGTCGGGCAGGATGCCCAGTTTTTCCAGTGCAGCAGTCTGTTCTGCGCTGGGCGGGCCAGCCTCCCAGCCAAAGGCCGGCACATAGCCGGAGAGATCTTCGGCCTGAATGCTCATCTCGTATTGCAGCGGGTCAACGAGCTTCGCCTTTTTGCGGCGCTGTTCTTCCAGCTGCTTGGCAAGCGCCTCTTCGCGCTGGGCCACCACATCCTCGCTGGCCTGTGCGGCGGCGTCCTCAATGTCCTGCGGCCCGCCGCTCTCGGCCAGATTGTCGGTCATCTGCCGGGCCACGGCACGGTCCTCACAGACGAGGTCGGCGGGGCGGCACAGCTCGTGCTTGTCGGTCATCCAGAGAAAATCTAGCAAAAGCAGATCGCTCTTGCCCGGGGAGAGGCGAGTGCCGCG